ACAGCGGTGAGACTCACCACCAGAGCACCACCAAACCCAGTGAGATTCACAACTGGTCCCGCCGTGCTTACAAGCATCAACTGATCTTCACGACCTACAACTCCCTGCAGCGTTTGCAGCAGGCAGATATTCACGTTGATGCCATTTACTTTGATGAAGCACATAATTCAGTTCAGCGTAACTTTTTTCCAGCAACCGAGCACTTTGCTGCTACTGCTGACCGCTGCTATTTCTTCACTGCTACTCCTAAGCATTCTGCTACGATTTCCAAACCTGGCATGAATGACGCTGCCGTTTATGGCAACGTTATTTGCAATGTTCCCGCTCCTGAACTTGTGGAAGGTGGTTTCATCGTTCCTCCTAAGGTTGTGGTGCAACAGTTTGAGATGCTCAGCAAGGGTCAGATTGTTGCTGATGTTGATTGTGAGAATTTGATTTCTACGATCGATGCTCAGGAAGTGGGTAAGGTTCTAATCTGTGCCAAGGCAACCAAACAGATTCAGAATCTGGTTTCTCAGACTGATTTCTGTAAGCAACTGGAAGATCGTGGATTCTCTTGGATGTATATCACTTCCAAGACTGGCGCTGTGATTGATGGTCGCAAGGTCAACCGTGAGGTGTTCTTCGATACTCTGAGCGCCTGGGGCAAGGATAATGACAAGAAGTTCGTTGTGCTGCATCACAGCATCCTCTCCGAGGGCATCAACGTTTCTGGTCTAGAGGCAGTGCTGTTCATGCGCTCGATGGATTACATCGGAATCTCCCAGACCATCGGGCGGGTGATTCGCCTGCACAAGGATGATGCAGAGGCGCTCAGGGGCGGCAGGATCACCCCTGGTGCCCTTGGAGAGTACACCAAATCCTTCGGGTTGGTCTGCATCCCTGTGTACTCTGCTGTGGGCATCAGCACCGCTAAGAAGGTGCAAGCGGTGGTCGATACCGTTTTCCAACAGGGTCAACCTGCCATCAGCGTTGTCAAACGCTGATTTTTCTGCTAAACTACTTACACACAAGGAGGAATCCCCCAATGCGCTGCAAAGTCCAACTCTACGTCGCTGGTAAAGTCTTTGATGAGATCGTTGAGGCACGTGATTATGAGGATGCTCGTCGTACTGCTCTGGCACGTAATCCGAGTGCAAAAGTGATTGGTGTGACTGCGGTGTTCGGATGAGTGAAGCATTTCAGAAACCATTTATCTCTCGTCCTGGTGTTCTAAATCCAGCACCAAGAGAACCTGAGGGTTATGTCACTAAAGATGGGGTTTGGGCTGCTGTTCCATTTGGGAAAAAATTTATGATTATACATAATGGACAGCAGGGGGATGTTTTCAAGACACTAGACGCTGCTAAAAAGTATATCAGTAAGCAAAATAGGGTACAAAAACCTAAAAAAGCATCGTCCAGTTTAGAGGAATTTCTATGACAGAAGAAAATTACATTTTTAATGATGGGGAGTCCAAACAAGATAAATGGAATCGTGGACTAGATCTGTTTATCGAAAGCGTTCATAAACCAGATCATGAATTGCGTCAGTGTGCTCATAATCAAAAGTGTTTCCATGAGTTAATGGATGTAAGAGATACTGTGTTAGAATATCTCAAAACACTGCGTTGGAACTAAGTGGAATATTATTACCTTTGGTTTTTTATATTTGCGTTTTTAGCGTATTTCATTGTAACTGATGGTAGCGTAGCAAAAGGATTTTATTTGATCATCCAAATCCTAAAAAGTAAATATGAAATAACTAAATGGTGGTTAATGAACAATCCATCAAATCCTGTGGTAAAATATATGATATGGCGCCGTTCCATGAAAATTGCAAGAGAACTTGAGAGAGAAATAAATGATAAACGTAAATAATGATTACTACATTGATATGTTTAAGATTCCTCTTATTCATATCTCTGCTAGTAACTGGGTTGAGAAAAAACAATTTCTCAACACAATGATGAAGGCACAAGAATTAAAAGAAACTGAATATATTAAAACCAGTTATTATGAGCAAGAATCACAATCCGCCCAATATCTGAGTAAAAGAATCTCAACTCTTTTTAAAGATGAGATTGGTAGATACAAAGAAATTACTGGATTAAGTGACTGCCAGGTTGATCTTGCTTGGTTTCAGCAGCAAAATCAACATATGTTTCATGAAATCCATAATCATGGTAGTGGAATCAGTGTAGTTTGCTATCTTGATTATGATCCTGAAATTCATACTCCTACGCATTTTATTTCACCATATAATAATCTATTGAAAGGTGGAACAGAATACTTTACTCCACCAGATATTGTAGAGGGATCTATTATTTTTTTCCCAGCAATGTTAAACCATTATACACTTCCAAATAAAAGTGAAACTCCGAGAAAAATTGTTTCTTGGAATATGACCGTTCAATAAAATAATGGAAATTCCTAAACTCTTAAAGGAAAAATGGAATGTTAAACAACTTGATACAACAGTAGCAAGACTTATAGGTGAATTGGAGGGAGCATGTTATTTGTTAGATTGTGTGAGTGAGGAAGACTATCAAATTGTGAGTGAATTAAGAAAAAAGTATTACAAAATGTATTTTTCTGTGTTAAAATCAAATGCTAAATAACCCAATATGGAGACTACATATGCTCTCTACCCAATATCGACTTCGATTGGAAGCAATTTGTGCAAAAATTGCACAACATGAAGAAGTAAGTTTGGAAGATATGATTTGGGCAGAAAAACTTGCAAAAGTAAACCGTAGTGCAGGTACAATGCTTCGTCAAGCAAGAAGAACTGCAGAAAATCCCACCATGAAGGAGGGAGATCTTGATGATTTTTTAAATCAACTTGATATTGGTGGATTGGGTCACGAACGTTTTGGTCTTCGTAGATTTGAAAGCGTTGATGATATTGTAGATTTCTTTTCGGACGACAGAGATAAACCTGATGATTGGAGACAGCGGGACTGATCAATTAAGATATAAATTTGAAAGATTTTAGGAGATTGAAGAATGAAAGAAACTGAAAGTTACGAACAATTGATTGATAGATTTCTAAAAAGAACCACTCAATTAACATCTAGAAAAGAAGAATTGCAAGAAGCATATGATGAATATGTAAAAATTGAGAGAGATTTGGACCGATTGCAGGGATCTCTTCAGGCAGTTGAGTATCTTGCTTTTGGTGTTTTGCCTGGTGATGGGAATCATAATGGAATGAAAAACCATCAACCAAAAGATTGACAAATTAAAGTAAATATCTTATAATATCCAACATATAACTCTTTTATCATGGACTATAAACCCTACAGCATAGAGTGGACTCGGCGGAGATACCTTGCCGAAGCAATACAACAATACTTTGATGCTGATGTTCCAGTGGATGTAATCCTGGATGATATTGTTGATGTACTTGGGCGGAATGCTGCTGAACATAAGACTCGTTCTGAGAAGTTCCAAGAAGTTCTTGATGGATTAAAGTCACTTTCGTACTGATAATGAGTGCATTTATAGATTACAGAACAGTATATCCACAATTAGAGATGTTATCTTCTAGGTTTATGAAGATACGAGAAGAATATCTAAGCGTTAAAAACAAATTAGAGTTTAAAGATTTTACTCAGCAACAAAATCAGTTTATCGAAGAACATCAAAAAGGATATCCTATTACAGGTTTAAATTACGTTAGAGCAAAAGATAGAAATGCAGAAACTCCTGGTTGGCACATGGCAGGAGTCACTGGGGAGGGAATCGTTCATCCAATTAATGGATATTATCTACCAACCCTAGTCAAAACTTTATTGCAAATTGACAATATAAGTGTTTGTGGAATTAATATTTTGGATCCAGGAATTTCTTTGGATTGGCATAATGATGATGATTATTCTACTGGTCATCCAACACTAAGAACTTTATGGGGATTGGATGTTCCACAAGAAGATGGTAAATCTTCTATTTTCCAAATGAAAAATAGTGAAACTGGTGAAGTAGAAACTAGAGAGTTTCAGAACAATAAAATATATGCCTTTTGGCCAAAAACTGTACATAGAGTTGAGAACAATATGACACAACCACGTACAGTTCTTGCTGTTGATGTTTATGTAGATCCAAAGGTGGTTCCAGTATGAGAGAAATAGTTTTTGATCCTAGAGAAAAGGACATTAATCGATTTTATACCCTTGAGGAAATTAATCCAAAATTAAAACTGATTGATGAGAGATTTGATGAGATTCGACAAGAATTCTTGGAAAATCAAGATAGATTAGTTTGGACAAATTGGCACGGTAGTACAGGTTATCTTGGGGATCGTGTTGCTGCATATGCTGGATGGCAAGTTGCTGCTATTTTTGCAGATGTTAGTGATAATGCTGATCTTACAATGAAAAATTATATCGACAATATTGACATATTGGAATCTAATTTTGGAATGAAACTATATGTTGATGAAGAGAGGGAACTTGGATTTTCTCAAAATAGGGATGTTCTCCCTATCTTGTCTGAAACTCTTCTAGAGGCTGGTGTGAAAAAACGAGGTGCAATTGGAGTTGTTGCACCTGGAAAAGAAATTAAGTGGCACATTGATCCTGACCCAGAAGTCGGAAACAACGCTATAATAAGAGGGTTGTGGGGATTGGATGTAGTTCCTGAAGAAGGAAAATCATCTTACTTATGTTTTGGTCAACCAGAATACCACATTCGCAAAACTTTTAAGAACAATGAACCAATGTTCTTTTATGGTCGAATTCCACACTGTGTAGTGAATGAATTATCCACACCACGTTATGTGATTGTTCTTGATCATGACATTGATAAAGATTATCTTGTAGATATTTCAGAACAATGAAGCAATTTCCTGATAAATTACAACTTGATATTATGTGGACGGTCGCCACGTCGTCCAGTATTGAAACTGGCACAAGACCCCAGTACGGGTTCGCCCAGATGCTGTATGATTACATCACAGACAAAAAACCTCTTGTTGAACTTGGACCTTATGAACCTCAAAGAGAAAAAAGCACTCCTCAAGAAACTTGAAACTGCCTACAACACTTGCTTTGACTGTGGGAAAACATACGGTGTTTATTCCGTAGGTTGTTCATCTGTTTATGAGTCAAAGTGTGGTGTATGTGATGAAATTAAACCTATTACTGAAACCCGTGACTTCGCTTACTTCATTACTGGTATCCGCAAACTGAAACTGGAGATTGAAAATGAAAAGAGTAACAGTCAGACCCAAAAGCAGCAAGGCAAAGAACCGTCTTGCTAATATGATGGGCAACAACCCCATCTGTATTGTTGAGCAAGACAAAGGTGATGGTATGCTGTTTCTTGCATCTGAGAATCAGAAATACTTCTTTTGGGTCAATGTAAGTAACGATTGTAATTGGGAATGTGATTGGTTGGTATTATGATTCTCTTTTTTCTTGGATGGTTTATTATTTTATTCTTCATCCTTTTCTTTGTTCTTCCTTATCTTCTTGAAAAATGAAACCTAAATTTTATGTTATTTTAGAACAGGCAATCGAAGAGGGTGTACGCTCTGGGTGGCACCGTGCTCATAAACACGTGGAAAACCCACAAGAAGCAAGCATCAAAGAAGCAATCGAAGATGCTGTAATGTCTGCTATTCATGAATATTTTACTTTTGATGAGGATGAATACCGATGAGTTTTTCTAAAACTGTTTCTGTCGTTGCTGCTCTTGCAAGTATTTTTGCTGCTGGTGCAACAGGTTGGAAACTTGCACAAGACGACAATCAAGAACAACAATCACAAACTGCACCACTGGAACAAAAAATCCAAGAACTTGAAAAGAAACTAGAAGAACCAAAACAACAACCAATTACGTCCATTCCTGCTCCAGTTACACTTCCTCCCACGCAAGTTCCCGAACTTCCTCCTGCAACTCCTCCACCTCCTGTTCCCAATGAAACTGCTCGATAAAGAACATTACGAAGATTACGGACACGAATGGTTCTTCCAAGTTCTCACATCCCCCAAGTTTGCTCTGTTGGATGTTACAGTCCAGTGGGATGATTATGGTGGAGATGAACTCTTCCCAGCAATTTCGTTGACTATTGGTTCTAGCCATTTGTTTGGATTTTACTTCCGTTGGAAACGATTTCAGTTTGATTGTGATATAATTGATTGGAAACCAAGAGATTTAATGTGGTATAGGAGAAATCATAATGAATGAACCAACACATGAGGAAATGCTTGAAATTGCTGCTCAAAGAGAAGCAGTCAACAAAGCAGCATTAGAATCACTTGGAATTGATTATGAAAATTTCGGGCAGAAACCTTGGAATGAAGATGATTTAGATTATTATGCACCAAATGGTGATTACATCAAGTCTTATCCACTTATCAATCGTGTAGAAGTGATTGGTAAGAATGGACGAGAGTATGTTCAATATGACTGCTCTAATGTCCAAATATCAGAACAAGATGAAGGACGCACACTTAAGGTATTTTTATCATGA